GCCGCCGTCGACGAAGCACGGCACGTCGACCGGGTCGGCGTAGACGGCGCCGTTCGCGCCCTCACCGCGGAACGTCCGGACGGTGATCGTGTGCACGAAGAACTCGTCGAGGTCTTCGGCGCTCATCCCTGGCTCCACGCGGTGCCGTCGATGAGGTTCGCCTGCCGGAGCCGGGCGACGGCCTGCGGGACGAGGGTCGTGGCGGCGTCGGCGCGGGCTGCGGCGACGGCTGATGCGCCGACGTACTCGAAGCTCGCGGAGCCGATCTTCTTCCCGGAGACGCCGGACTGGTTCATGACGCCGCCGACGTTCGGGTCGACGCCGAGCTTCGACCAGGCGAGCGCCTGGATGCACGTCGCGTCGGCGAGAGCCGTCTGCACGACGACGTCGGTCGCGAGGCCGGTCGCCGGGTCGGTGCCGTACCGGGCGCCCATCGTCGCGTCGAGGACGAGCGGGGTCGCCCCGAGGAGCAGGGCCGTCGCCTTGGACGGCACCTGCTCCCCGCGGCGGGTGAGGAACGCGGTGAACTCCTCCGTGGAGGCGAGCATGTCCGGGATCACGCTGCTGCTGGTCATGCCCGCCTCCTGGGGGTGCTACTGGTTCTGCTGCTTCTCGGTGATGCGGGCGCGGATCTCGTCGGCGGTGCCCTCGTCGGACACCCCCGCCTCGACCGCTTCGGCCTTCACCGCGTCGAGGTCGGCGGTCTCGCGGGCCGCCTTCTCCTCCGCGGTCTCCGCCGGGGCCTCCTGCTTCACGCCGTAGCGTTCGATCAGGACGTCCTTCGTGAGGGCCTGCGCGTCGTCGACCGTGATCGGCTCGCCTCGGCGCTCCGACTCGGCGACGGCCCAGACGACCCAGTCCTCCTTGCCGGCGCGGACGCCGGGTCGGGAGTCGGTCGCCTCGGTGCCCGCGGGGCGGACGTGCTCGTCGTAGGGCGTGCCGTCGGAGTTGACCCGGCGGATGAGGCCCTTCGTGAGCTTGTCGGCGATCGTCTCGTGGAGGGGCGTCGACAGCTCGAAGATGCCGCCGCCCTCCCCGAGGACGTGGATGGTGTCGTCGGCCATCAGACGCGCGGCCCCTGGAAGGCGGTGACGGTGACCGCGGCGGTCGCGTCGACCGCCAGGGACCCGTCGGCCTGCTGGAACCGTGCGGACTCGAACGGGCCGATCCACGCGGTCGCGCCGGCGCCGACGGACACGGCCTGGTCGCCCTGCCCGGCCGACAGCGCGGCAGCACCGGAGCCCGCCTTGATCTTCACGGTCGCGGACGAGCCGCCACCGTTCGCGACGCGGAGGAGGACGCGCTCGACGTACCCACCCGCGAGGACGACGCCGTTCCCGTCGCCGACACCAGTTGTGGTGCCGGTCGGGTCGGTGATGGAGCCGTTCGCGACGAGCGCGGCGGCGGTGATGCTGGTGCGTGCCATGAGGCTGCCCCTTCCTGACTCAGTTGGTCGGGTCGATGGTGACGGTGGCCGACGCGAGGCTGTCCGGGCGGACGTTCTTCGCGCCGTAGACGAGCAGGCCCTTGACGGCGTCCGAGAACGAGTCCTGCGGGCGGTACGCCTCGGTCTTGTTGATCTGCTCGGCGAACGTGATGGCGCGGTTGTTGCCGGCCATGACGATCGACTGGCCCGTCGACGCGTTGAGCACCGGCGCGTTGTTCGTCATCACGATGTCGAACCCGGCGGCGCGGCCGACGAGGCCGTTCCGCAGCGCGGTGCCGTCGGCGATGCCCGGCTCGGCGCCCTTGATGAAGCGGACGTCGAGCAGCAGCAGGCCGTGCTGCTCCGGCGTGACGGCGACGGAGCGGCCCTGGGTGGGGACGTTCGCCTTGTCGAGCCGGACCTTGAGGGGGACGAGCACCTTGTCGTAGAAGTCCGTGGGCTTCGACATGGCGATCGTGAGCGGGGTGAGCTGGTTCTGCGCCTGGATCGACGTGTAGAACGACGCGAGGTACTGGTCGACCACGTCGCCGAAGGCGTACGCGGCCTCGTCCTTGAGCTGCGGCATGACGTCGCCCTTGGCCTGGCGCTTGTCGACGTCGTCCACCTCGAAGGCGAAGTACTTCTGCTGGTCCACGATCAGCGTCCGCGACGTGTCGTTGAGCTGCTCGGGGGTGATCGACGTCTGGTACGGCACGTAGGTGCCGATCGTCGGGCGGCCGACCGAGGTGATCCGGACGGAGTCGCCGGCCTCGGCGATCTCGCCCTCGTAGTCCCGGTTGATGAACGCGCTGTAGACCAGCGACTTGCGGAGCGCGACGAGGAGCAGGGCGCTCCAGATGGTCGGGCGGAAGTGGACGAATGCCACGGTGGGTCCTTTCGGAGTTAGCCGAGCAGAGCGCTGAGGCGGCCCTCGCGGAACGCCTTGTCGATCTGCTCGGGGGTCATCTGCGCGAGCTGCGCTTCGGTGATCGGCTGACCCTCGCCACTCCCGGTGCCGGTGTCTGCCGTGCTCGCGCCGACCGCCCGGGTCGTCTTGAGCGAGTTGTCCGCGTCGACCGCTGCCTTGACGGCGGCGGTAAACGCGGCTTCATCGGCCGGGTCCAGCCCGGCGATGGAGTTCGTGAAGTCGAGGCGGTTGAGCAGCGCGTTCGCCTGCGCGGTGTCCGCGGCGGCGGCGTACACGGCGAGGCGGCGCTCGGTGGCCTTCTGCGCTTCCTGCGCCTGGGTGAGCTGCTGGGTGAGCGCGGCGGGGTCGGTCGCGGCGTCCTTCTTGAGGCCCGCGGCGACCGCGATCTTGTCGACGAGCTCCTGCTGCGCCTTCTCGGCGGCGGCCGTCGCGGCCGTCTCGCTGCCGGTGCGGTACCGGGCGGCGTCGTTGCGGGCGTCCGTGATGACCTTCTGCGCCCACGCGGGGAGCGAGGCGACGTCCTGGGCGTCCGAGCCCGTGCCCGTCGCTCCTGCGCCCGCCTGACCGCCGTCCGCGCCCGCTCCGGTCGCGGTCTGCTGCTCGCCGGTGCCGGTCGCCGTGCTGCCACCGTCGCCGTCCTCGTAGCGGAGACCCACGAGGTCGTGGAGGGTGCGGCCGATGACGGCCATGCCGTCGCGGTCGGCGACGACGGGGAGTGCGATAGGGACAGAGCGGGTCACGGGAGCCTCCTGGGCTTCTCTGGTGCGGAGTCCGGCGCCTGGCCGGGCTGGGTAGGTTCGGTGCATGGCAGAACGGTTGGCAGAACTGCGCGGCATGAGCGATCAGGACCTGTGGGTGCGGATCGACGCGGTCGCGTCCTCCACCTCGCCCGGCGTCGGCTTCTACCTCGAGGAGTACGACCGCCGGATCCGCGAGCGTGAAGCGAAGGCAAACCGGCTGCTGGCCCGGCGCACCTACGTGCTCTCGTGGCTCACCGCGGGGCTCTCGGCCGTCGCGATCGCCGTCTCCGTCGTGACGTTGATCGTCGCGACCTGAGCGACGACGCCGAGCGGCCACCGGTTCTCGGTCAGCGCAGGTGCTCCGGCGCGAAGATGCCGCGGTTGCCGCGCATCTGCACGTCCTCGAGGGCCGTGAGCGCGAGCGCCTTGTTCCGGCCGGGCGGCACGAGCAGGTCGATGCGCATCGCGAGCTCGACGATCGCGTCGCGCAACTCGACAACCTCGTCACGTTCCGACGCAGTGAAGTACCGCTGCTTCGCGAGTTCGTGGGCAGCCTCGGTCTCGGCGAGCGAGACGTTCTCGAGGTGGTCGCCGATGTAGTGATCCGGGGTCTGTGCCATCTGGTTCCTCCTGGGGTCAGCCGGTGAACAGCGGGAGCTGCGCGTTCGCGTCGCGCAGGTGGGGTTGCTCGCGCCGCGAGTTGCGGGCGAGGTCGTCGCGGCTGTTTACGTGGTCGCGGAGCCGCTTCTGCGCGCCGCGGACGCGGGCCTTCGCCTCGGCGGCCTGCTCCGGGTCGAGGGCGTTCTCCTGCCGGCGCTTCGCCTTCCGCACCGCGAGCTCGAGGCGGCGCTGCTTCTGGACCGCCCGGTACCGGGACTCCATCTCGGGCGTCCAGTCCATCCGCTCGGGGAGGACCGTGATGCCGGGGAACACGGCGATGAGCTGGTGGCGGCAGTTCGGGTGGAACAGGCCGCGTGCGGTCGCCTCCGCGATCGTCGCGTCGACGTGGATCTCCGGGGAGGCGACGTGCCCGTC